GGGGCACTGCGGGAGCGCGACGGAGGTGAAAGAGGAATGGGTGTGGCGGTTCACGCTGCACCGGACGAAGCACCTACGGGAGATGCGGCTGGAAGAGTATCAGCTGATGTGCAGGACGATGGAGGGGGTCACGGTAAACGAGATGGCTCGCCGGAAGGAACGGAGCCGCGTGCTGTTTCAGATGCAGCGGTTAGGCGTGGACACGACACAGTGGGACCGGGTGAACGCGTTCTGCAGGGACGGGCGCATCGCGGGGAAAGAGTTTGCGCAGCTGACGGTGGATGAACTGGCGAAGCTACGGGTGAAGCTCTACATGATAGAGCGACACGGCGGGCTGGAGCAGGTGACGAAGCAGGTGGGCGCAGAGGCCTTAGAGGCCATGAAGTAAGAACGAAGTTATCACGTTATTAAAATTCAATTAGTATGACAGACGAAAGAAGAAGAGTTCGGGTGATCATGAGTTTGATCTACGAACAGAATCAAGACCTGGACGACGCAGCCTACGGGCGCGTCCTGGAAGGGATTAAAGAGGAGATAGAAACGGCCTTGACGCGCTTGGACGACGGGGCTTACACGTGGGACGCAGAAGATTAAAACACAGTCGGTCCGGGCCTGCCTTGTTTGCAGAGGCTGAGATAATTCCGGGTCATCATGTACGATGCCAGGGCCGCGCCTTAGAAAGCAGGTAAGGAAGCTCCAAAAACGACGGGAGCTTCGGCGGCCGAGGATACCCCCGAAAGCCCGGACTAAACGGCACGGACCGACTTTTATTTATTCACCATAAAAACAATTACAAGACAATGGAAAAGAACAAAGAAGCAGAGCAGCAGCGCCGCGAAGAAGTCGGGCGTGAAGTGATGGCGTTACGGGCGGAACTGCTCCACGTGTTTGAAGGACGGAAGGCGTCACACGTCGTCACGGCGACGGGCATCGTCTTAGCGGAAATCGCGGACTGTCTACAACTATCGGAGCAGGAGGGCGAGAAGATGTTGGCGCGCGTGGCGCACACGGCTCGCAAATATCGCTCGGCCGTGGATCCGGAATCGGAAGTTGAACCGTAAAAAAGAACGGGATATGGAAAACGAAAGTAGACAGGAGGAGACGCAGGCGCTGAGGCGACTGGCGGACGCAGAGATGATACGCGCGACGGTGGGCGACTACTTGGGGCGCGTGGTGGAGACACTCGGAGCGTTTCGGACCGCATTGGAGGAGAGCCTTCCGGCGGAGGAACGAGAGGCAGACGGGACTTATCAGGGGGTAAGAGCCTTGGAGGAACTGGCCTGCGACGTTTATCGGGAGGCGACGGAGGATTAAGCTCCTTGACGCCGACATAGAGAGCATCATCATCACATGAACGAATCATTATCACAGTAAAAACAACAAAAAAGATGAACACGAAAAGAGTAAAGAAAGTAGTCGTCATTGGGACGACGCGCGAGATGGCCGACGAGGCGTTTAAGGAATACGCAGAGGCCGTGGCCGAACTGACGAAAGTGACGGCGGAGATAGAGTTGGAGTGCGTCCGGATACGCGACGCACGGGCCGGACAGATAGAGACGTTAGGGAAGCGCCGGGACGAGGCGTTTGAGCTACTGCACGCCTACGCGACGGAGCACCAGGAGGAACTGTTCGCGAAGAAGAAGAGCCTGGAGATGGCGCAAGGGACGATCGGGTTCCGCACGGGAACGCCGAAGCTGAAGACGCTGAAGGGGTTCACGTGGGCGAGCGCGCTGCAGTTGGTGCGCGAGTTCTTGCCCAACTACCTACGCCGGACGGAGGAGATAGCGAAGGATAAACTCTTGGCAGACCGCGAGGAGGTGGGCGCAGAGCTGGAGCGCTGCGGCATCATGGTGGCGCAGGACGAGACGTTCTTCGTGGAGCCGAAGTCGGAAGAGACGGGAGCATAAACAGACTATGTGATTATTGTTATTAAAATAGCTTAGAGGCTCGGACGTCGGGAGACGTTCGGGCCTCGCCCCGTTATATAGGACAATTTTGCGATAAAAAAAGCTTAATAGCGAAAATAATAGCATGATATTGAGCGAAGTAAGGGAAAATGGCTTATCTTTGTATATAGAAAAACGAACAGCAGCAGATGAGAGAGAGACGCCGGGGCGTGAGCTACCAAAAGCGGGTTCACGACATCAACCAAATCTATGACCGCTACGTACAGACGGGGCTATCGAACCGGGAAATCTGGCGGCGGTATATCTGGCCGACGTACATGATCTCGGAGCGGACGCTGTACAACCTGCTGAAAGCACCGGCGAGCCGGAGCATGGAGTCGGTGGTGGAACTGACGCTGTTTGACTAAAGCGAGCGAGGAAGATGGCAGCAACGGGAGGCGATATGCAGGCGGTCGTCCGCAACATCTTGCGGGACCTGCGGGTGGAGCTGACGGACGAGTTCGACAAGAACTTCGAAAGACAGGGCTTCTTTAGCGAAGCGTGGCAAAGGCGACGCAGCCCGCTGCGTCCGGGCGGGACGACCTTGGTGGACACGGGGGCGCTGCGCCGGAGCATCGGGAGCCGCATAGAGGGCGACAGCATCGTCTTCACGAGCACACTGCCCTACGCGGCGATACACAACGAGGGCGGGGAGATAGCGGTGACGGCAAGGATGCGGCGGTACTTCTGGGCGAAGTATTACGAGACGTCGGGGTCGTTCGGGCGCCGCAAGGACGGCAGCCGCCGACAGGACAAGCGGACGAAGCGGCTGGAGACGGCGGCGGAGTTCTGGAAGTGCATGGCGCTGATGCGGGTCGGGCAGAAGATACGGATACCGAAGCGTGCGTTCTTGGGCTATGCGCCGGAGGTGGAGCAATCGGTCCGGGAGATTATCGAGGAGAATTTGACAGCATACTTCAAACATATCAAACTACAATAAGCGATGCGTAAGGATCTTTACGAGGCCGTGATGGCACGGCTGACGGCCCTGGGCGAGATAGCCTGGGTGGACCTATGGAATCAGAACGTGGAGTTCATCGAGCAGGAGACGGCGTGGCCGACACCGGCGGTGTTTGTGGAGTTTGACCCCATTAGCTGGAGCCGAACGAAGGAACGGGAGCTGGAGACACGGGGGACGCTGCGGCTGCACGTGGTGACGCTGTGGCAGGGGTCGGCGTCGTCGGAGAGCGAAGAGCGGGAAGCATCGCTGGCCGTCTTCGGGCTGTTGGACCTCATACGGACGCAATTGGAAGGGCTATCGGGCGCGACGTTCGGGCGGCTACAGCTACAGGAGAGCTTGACGAACCACAACCACGAGGAGCTCTTGGAAAGCATAGAAGTTTATAGCTACAGAGGTCGAGTTAAGATTTAAGGTTTAAGAAGGTTTTCTTTGCATATAAAGTTTGAGAGTGAATTGGATTGAATCATGGCAAGCGCCGCATGACGTCGGGATGACGGGATGCGGCGCGAATTTTTTTTGTTATATATTTGGAATTCGAGAAAAGTCGCTATATTTGCAGCAACGATTTCGTAGCTAATGACTACCAATTCGTTGCCAGAAGGAGGAGTGAGCAATCACTCCTCTGACTTTTTATATAGGCACCTGATTCCGCTTTTCTCTATTAACCAAACCTCCTCTATGTTTTGGCCTTCTATTTGTCGATGCTTGATACTCCGCTTTATAAATGCATCAGTCATACCTTCAGGTCTTTCGATGATTATTCTTGACGCCTGCTTCAATCCGTGATTCATCATATTACGTAGTGCGTTCTTCGGATTGGACGATGAGTAACCTTCCAGCTCGTACCACTTATCACCGACTTTAAGGTCGGGACACTTGCCGTAGTAGGCAGTTCCTTTGAGGTCGCCGTAGTAGCAGTCGTATTTGAAAGTAGACGTGCGCCCCATCTTTGGGGTGATGGCAACAACTTTTCCTTCGGCGGCGAAAGCGGAGGCCACCTGCATGATTTTATCGTAGTCGCTGTCTGTGCGCTTGACGAGGTCGCTTATTTCGACCCGACCAGCACCTACAGCGATTGTTTCATGGCGCCCCATCTCGCAAGAACGTATGAAGGCGCAGGCCTCGCAGAGCTGGCCCTCATTAAGGAACTCTTTGGCGAGTTTGGACTTGCCATTTGCGCGGTCGCAGTCGCGGCATCGGGAGATGGTGTAGGGGTTGTATTTGGGAAAGGTGACCTTCTCCTTTCCGGGATTGAAGCGGAACATTCCTCGGCGGTCGTTGGCGGTGGCTTCAGCGCCGCGGAGACGGGCCTCTTGGGGGTCGGAGGGGGTGGCCTTGGACTTACGGACTTGAGCGACCGTACAGCGGCAGTTCCAGCCGTTGGGGGGGTAGTATTCGTCCCAGAAGGGGTCGTCGACGGGGAGGGTGACGCCATTGAGCCGCTCGTGTTCGGGACGTACATGGTCGTCGCCTGCGGTGCGGTACTGGAGATAGTATCGGTCGCCGTCGGCGGCGAACTGCTCCCACTTGGCAGCCATCTCGGCGGAGGCGTTGGCGAAGTTGTACTCGGCGCGGAGGTATTGGCTGTTGTAGGTTTGGTCGACGGTGCGAACGTCGTTCAAAAACTGTTCGAATGGCTTACGACGACCGTCGGCATCGACGAGGGAGGGGAAGGCTTCGTTGAGTTCGTGGAAGGTCTTGAGGCCGGAGAAGATGAAGTCGGAAGACTGCAGCTGGCGGCGCATGAGGTCGGACATCTCAATCTGACGGAAAGCACCGTCGAGGGCGTCGGCGTGGGTCTGGATGAAGTCCTGGACCTCGTCGGCGCGGAGGATGGAGACGGAGAAGGAGGCGCCCTGCTGCCGGAAGAGGGCGCGCATCATGGCGTCGAACTTGGTGGAGAGCTGCTGATAGATGCCGTCCGGGAGGTCCTTGCCCTCGGAGGCGGCGAGGCGCAGCTCACCATTGGGGGCGAGGAGGCGACGATATCGGCGATGGAGCCCTGCATAGTCAGCAGGGCTTAGTCGAAAAAATTGGTGGCGGCGTTTCGACGTTCGCCGACCGGGAGGCCGTACTTGTCTTCGAAATACTTGGGGTCGACCTCGTAGCGGTCGGCTATCATGGTCTCGAATGCGAGTTGCTGTTCGGGGGTATAGTCGACGGAGTCGTCCCACTCCATTCGGAGGCCGTCGACGGGGAATCCGAGGGCAGCCATACGGGGAATGAGTTGGTTGTTGACGACGTTGCGAATGAGCTTGCGGTCCTTCTCGACGAGGTTCATGAAGACCTGGAGGTGGGTCTGGGACTGGGAGAGGGAGGATCCGTCTTCGATGGTCATGGTCTGACCGATGATGAGCTTGGAGAGCTCAGAGTTGGCGCGATTGATGCGCTGGTCGTAGACGTTGAAGGCGTCGCCCTTGCCGGACTCTACGAACTGAATCTCGGTGTCGCCGGAGGTGATCATGGAGAGGGCGGATCCGGCATCCTGCATCATGTTTTGGAGGCGCTGCCACTCCTTGGGGTCGCGGGTCTGAGTCTTGGCGACACGCATGGGCATGCCGAAGATTTCGGCGAAGGCGTCCCAGAAAGAGAGGGCGTTCTTCTTGGGGATGGTGGCCTGCGCCGCCTTGAGGTATAGGCCGAGGTCGTCGGGACGACCGACCTCGATGAGCGAAGCGGCGTAGGGGGGCTCGCGATAGGGAATACCGGAGTGCCAGTCGTCGCCGACGTTGACGACGCATCGGCCGTATTCGGGGATGACGTGCTTGCGGGGCACCAGTCTCACCTCGCTGAAGGAGAGGCATCCGTCGCCGTCGGAGGCGAGGGGGCCGAGCTCGATGAGAGAGTGGCCCCAGTAGTTGGCGTCGAGGATATGTCCGACGAGCTGGTCGAACCACTCCTGCTCGAAGAAGTGGAGGGCTTCGGGGTCCTCTTCGCCCTTGTCGTTGACCATCTTGAAGGAACGGGAGAGGACGAATCCGGATCGCTGCTGGATACAGCCGGAGAGGTGCATATCGGCGGAGACGTCGGTGTAGATGTCGTAGAGTCGGCGGCGGTTGGGCGAGTCGACGTTGATTGCCATCTGCCATGCGGCGCGCCAGTCGGCAATA